AATGTGGTGTTTATTATATAGGTTTTATCTTCAAAAAACTTGGGTAAATCATAAGAAAAAGGCTCTATAAAAACATTGTCGGGTTGTTTTTCATTTAAATACCCGGCTACGTCTTCTTCGCTAAATTTTCCTGCTATATAAAAGTCATACTCTGGCAAACTCCTTGCGATAAAGAGCAACTCCCCTATGCCCTTCTTCCTTGAAATTTCACCCGCATACGCTATCTTATTATTTTTTATTTTAGTTTTAGGATTAAATCCATTTATCCCCACACCCACAGGAATAACAACTGCATTTGGTATTTTGCCTACTTTGGATTCTACGAAATCTTTTATATGTTCTGCTATGAAAATCACTACATCAAACTTTGAAAAGTCTGTATAATAAATTAAAGGACTAAATGCCTCATACGAATGAAGTCTTAAAATCTTTTTAGCACTACACTCATATTTACTTGCTGCGATTGCATCTTCCCTTAACCATTCGCAAAATATTATTTCTGCATCATCAGCCATTAAAGGATTGAACTGTTCGGTAGAAACAACAACTTCCTTATCTTTTTTCCACTTTGCTACTAATGGATCAATAAAATTTCTACCGGAAGCTAATACATAAATTTGTGGGTTCTCTTTGATAAAAGTTATCTTACCAGCCAAGGAATAATCTTCGTGCTTGCGATAATAATATCCATAATGATGATTTATTGTATAGCCCCTGTCCCCACGCTTCTGCATTTCCTGTATGTATTCTCTGTCTATGCCTCGTTTTAATTTTTCATTAAAGGGATATTTAATAAGATATTCTTTTCTCCACATACCCGTACATATTCTCGTTAAAACAGTATAAAGCTTTGTCTTTTCATCGAAAGCAATCATATTGGTAGCCCACATCTCATAGCCCTGATTAGCTAACGCATACTGTAAAAGGACACTGCAATAATCCATCGAAAGCCAATCATCATCGCCTAAAAATAAAACTAAATCGTGTTTTGCTTTCTTAACGCCTTCGTTCCAACACTGACCTACGGTTTTCTTTCTACCTATATTGTCAATGACAATTAAATCAAGGTTATCAACAGTCTGCCTTTTTACAGAATCTTTCGCTAACTGTACCCAATCGGGATGCTTGTCTGAACGTGAATCCACAATTACAACTGAAATCATAAGGGGTGTTCTCCTACATATTCTTCCCATTTTTCTAACCAAGTACGATTATTCGGTGATTCATATTCACTTCTGTCAATCCTATTTCTTGTGCCTGCATTTCTATGTTCTATATAATCTAAAACAGGAAAGTTGATTAGAACTTCTTTTTCTTTTTTGTGTCTTGCTAAATCGTGATAACTTAATACAGTTGGTGCGCCGTCTGAAATATAAGGCGCATACTTCAAATACTCATTCTTATTCACTATCTGGAATGAAGGATGAACTATATGAACTATACCCATATTGGGGAATACATCTCTATGTTTGTTATAAAAATCTGTATTATTTTTTAGATATATTTTCCCTATTGCATAAGTATCTTCTTCTGCTTTCTCTAACATCAACTCCAAACAAGGTTCTTTCATTTCTATATCGGTATCAAAGGTTAAAACATAATCTGTTTCAGTCATCTTGATACCCATATCCATTCCTAATCCGTGTCCTATGTTATATCCTACGTTCTTAACATCTACGTTAGGATAATCTAATTTCTCTGGGTTCTCCGACCCATTGATAACTATTATAGGGAAATCGTAAAACTTCCTTATCGACTCAATCGCTGTTCTTAAAAAATCGGGAGTGTGGTAGTTGACCACAACTCCCGTTAAGTTTTGGATTTTATCCAACAACTTCTACACTACCTTTCCCAACAATAACCCTCAAGTTCACCGTTGCATTACCTGTGCCTCCCGATGTCGTATCAGTAGCCATCCCTAATTTTAAGAGATAGTAAGGGTATTGTCCGTATGTGGAAATATCCCTAAACAAAACATTAGATGTGTTATCTATTGTTCCAGTGAGAGAAATAAATGGGGTTTCGTTTAAACGATACGTGTCCGTACCCCACGTTACGCTCTTATTGTAACTTGTCCATAGTTCAAGGTGCCCTGATGCACTCATATTAGAACCTGCGGTATTAGCGATTACTGTGAAATCAGTCCCAGGCGGGATGAAATCTATAACCGAAGACCGCATAGAACTTACTGTGTCTCCTATCGGCGTGAGTGTTTCACTCCAAATAGTGTATTTGCCTCTTTCTCCGGAACCCTCGGAGGTGCTTGACCATGCCATTTTAACCTCCTTTAAGTTAAGTCTATGATGTGGTGTGTTGATAGCATATTTAATTGTAAACCAGCATCCCAGTTGATAACATCTTTAACACCATTGTAGTTGTTATCAGTCTTGATATTGGTTAAATATTCCCAAGGCTCGTATTCTCTTATTCCGATTGCCTGGTCATTCGGTAACAAGCAGAAATTCTTATACTCGTTATCAAGTGCCTTCATAGGAATAAGTTGTACCGTGCCAAAAGGAGTTAGGAGATTTTTAATGTTAAATCCCAAAGTGTTCACTTTTGAATCACCTAATTGGAATTGTCCACTGAACTTGAACTCATCTCCCATAACTGCTTTGGAAATACTACCTAAGAATCCGTATCCACAGAATCCTGGGATTACATCGGTTTCTCTTTTATCGAAAACTACTTGGAACATATCCACTGCGGTATCGAAATCAAACGATGCGGCTGCTATGCGGAAGATATTCGTAGTAGAACTCATATCTCCACCAGTCCACGTAGTCCCGAAATCTCTTAATGCAGAAGCATATCCGTAAGTCGTTCTTACAGATGAACTTTCCCCATTCTGATCAACGAGAGTTCTTAGATTTGCCTCTGTGAACGTACCACCTGCGTCAAGGTTAGTCCCTATCGTAGAGGTAGATTTCAACAAGGCGTTTTGAGCCTGGTATTTTGCTTCTTTGATCTTCTTGACCCGTAATCTTCCCATCTCATTTGAATACCCTTTAAGTTTGGTTGCCTTATAGAGTTTACCCGTCACTTCAATAGGAAGTGAAAAGTAATGAGTTGAGTTCCATACGACAGTAAGTTCATTGAAGTATGATTCTGCGGCTACTGATCTTTCACCTCGCACAGTACCAATACATCTGAATATATCGTTATCAACTGTATTGATTGCTGTGGCTTCGGTAGTTTTCATTAAAACTTCAGTAGTCGATGATGCGTCACTGATGAAAGCATTACCTCGATAGGTCTTGCCATCGGAACTCCAAATCTCAAACAGTAATCCTACTGTTGAGTCATCAATCGCTGCATCCTGTGTTAAACCAGTAATGTTATCAACTGCAATAGCACTTGATTCAGCACCATTTGCGGCTATTGTAATCGTAGCTGCGTTGTTATACATATACTGATTCACATAAGTCGGTGAATCCTCAAACATCTTAAATGCCGGATCAGGAGTTTTCTCCCTTGAAAGCATATTCAACCACGTTAGAAACTGTGTTTGATTTTTCCAATATTCAAACACTTCTGCTTCCGGGTAAAATTCCCTTCTATCCGTAAATAAAACATTCGATGCACCGCCTTGAAATAAAATTTTGCTTGTTAAGCTGGCGACTGCCATTTAATTATCCTTTCATTTTGTCTCGTACATTGAGGTATGGTCAGCGTCTTTTGTGAAATCTTTCGTATTAACATTCTCTCCGGTTCCACCACCAAGACCTGTGCCTGGTATTGCGCCATCGAGTTTCATATCGTCTCTTTTCTTTATCTCATCTGCGATTGCGCTTTTGCTGCCATTGCCTTTACTATTTAAATATAATTTGCCGATTGCCTCGATACGGTCATCTCCATTTTGGGTGTGTTGCCAATTCCAACACTCTTCAGCGTCTTCTATTGACATATCCAACTTACTCATCCACTTACCTTTGGTAACGGATTTGACCATTGCGAGATTTTTCTGTTCCTCCGCTTCTTGTTGACCTTCCATAAGCAAGTTTTTAAGTTCTGCGACTTCCTTAGCGGTATTAGCCCTTTCTTTGGCGGCTACCTTATTGTCGTAAACTGCTCGCTTATCTAAGAATGCGATCCTTTCTTCTGGATCGCCATTATCAACATATACCGGAGCTTCGAGAATGTCTTCCTTGGGTTTGGGTTTAAGAGCTTCAATCTCTAACTTATGCGTGTTAAGCATTTCGTTTAATCTTTCGTCTCTATCATCCAACATCCGCTGGTTTTTTTCTCGTTCATCAGTCCTTTCTCTTTGTTCTTTATGTAACGCCCTCTGGTATGATTTCCAGTTTTTTGGGTCTCCTATTCCGTATTTTTCTTTAAGCTCTGTGTCTTCAAGCTCTAAGAGTTGTTCTGTGGAAACTTCGGATTCACTTTTCAATTCACCGTCTGTTTCTTTAGAGGACTGATCGGAATTATTTTGTTCTTCGCTCATAGTAACCTTTCTCAATTCTCCCACTCTTAATAGTCTTAATACTAAGACTACTAAGGGTATTAAGGAATCACTGATATTTTAGTTTTTGGTTTTAGAAGCTTTGGCTTCCTTTTTAATTTGTTTATTCATTTTTAATTCGTCTTGTTGGCGATACTGTGTCAGTAATTGAGAGGCTTCTAATCTTGATGTTATTGTAGCCAACTTAGTCTTGAATTTTTCAATAACCACTTTCTGTTCTGCGTGTACGTTCTCTCTTTGTAACGTCTGCATATCGCCTTTTAATTCTTTAATCGTTTCATCCATTTGCTGTGCTATCTGTTGTGCTTCATTTAATTTGGATTCGTTCTGCATTATCTCCTCTACGTCTTCTAATCCACTTTCTCTTAATATAGGTTCGGGATCTCTCATTAATCCTAATTCCCATAACCTGATTTTCTGCTCGAATCTTTGCTGCATATTCGTAGGCATAGTAGAACCGCTTACTATCTTTAAATCATAGCGATTAATCGTAAGGTCTTTAATAACCTTTAACTTACCTGATTCATCTACCTGGATGTCGTTGAAAACAGTTTCTTTTAGTTTGTTATTCTGTCCTAATATTCTAATAGCTTTTCGTTTGGGATACGCATAAGGTATCATTTCGGAAATCACAGCACCCAAATAATTAAGTGCCTCCTCAATCAATTTAAGTTTAGAACGACTTCTTCTGTAACCGGATTCATCTTGTAATTGTGCGCCTCCCTTGGTCTGTGGGAATGTAGATGCCCCGCCGTCTTGATATTCGTAAACTCCGTACATCCTTTGAATAAGAAACTTCAACCTGTCTAATTGATTATAAAGTGCGGAGTTCATTGCCTGGTGTTGAATCACATACGGTACTTTACCGTTTTCCATATCCATCTTAAAGAACTGTGCGCCTGTTTTACCCCACCTGTCTTCTAAATCTTTTTCATCCGTAGTCTCATCAACGAATACTTTCAGGTTCGTGATATTAATGTTATAGGAAATTATAATGGAATAAATTTTGTTTATTTGTTCCTGTATCGGTCTTGTGATTCTTGCGTCTCCGTAAGGCAAAGACGTATCAGTATTATGAAGTTGTGTAACACCAAAAGGGAATTTAGTAATCGGCATAGTCCATTCTTTATAGAATTTCTCGCCTATAAGAAGTGTTCTTTTAATCCTGTCAACCGGAACTTTTTTTACCTGGATTCTACCCTCATCGTGCAGTCCCTGCATCGTTACCGGGAATGCTCTCACAGTTGTGTTGGGAATAGGATATACCATTTGTCCGCCCTCATTTACATATCCATTGCCCTCAACACCACTCATTATAGTGTTATCACTCATATAATGGAATACTTCACCATATCGCTGCATTATTTGTAAGGTCTTTGTAACCTCGTCTTCATCTGTGATAACCTGTTGTTCACCCATCTTAACTACGACAACCGCAGGCTGTCTCAAGAACCGTTCTAATTGTTTGTCGTCTAATATCTTTTCAAAGTTTGAACTCGGATCGTAAACCCAATTCCTTTCGACTTTAATTTTTTGGTATCTGTCAATTACTCTGTAATATTTCTGGTCTGGCAAGAATATAGGCGTAAAGGACTGACCTTCTTGGTCCCTATTTTTCTCCTGGAAAATATTTTCTGATTCCTCTACTGCATCCGCAAGATTGAAATTAGGATACATAAATTTTATACGTTTTTCAGTGAATATATCCGATAAGAAATGTTCGCTGCCGTCATCAAGATTTCTCCACGTACTCGAAGGGTCGGGATAGAATTTTAATGGGTTTATTCTGCATATTTTTATTTCACCTTTTCCGTAATCTCCATTAGGGTCGTAGTAAGTATGTAATATGAAATATCCGGTATCAACAAAATCTTCAGTGGCTCTACGGAAGTGCATATTGGTACTCGATGCGTCCCAGATATAAGAACCTAAATCACTAACTGCACCGGCAACTTTGGAATCGCTGTTCTCTCTTGGGAGTGCCATCCATCTTGGGTCGTTGTCCGTGAGTTGCTGAACAACCTGGTCTCTTGCGGGTTTCATTTCGTTATTCACCACCACAGGCTGATTATCAGCCTCCAACGCCTGTGCTATCTCGATTTCCCATTGTGCGTTATTCACGAACTGAATGTCGTTGGAAGCCTCGTTGTTCCAATTCAGTTTAGCACTTTTATAGTGATTGAATAAATCTATTGTTTCTTGTGTTTTATCTGCCATTATACTGCCAAGTAAGATTTTGTTGTTTTTAATTGTCCGTGTCTGTTGACGTGCATTGCCTCATCATCCGTGTATTCGGGTTCGTTCTGCCAAACGTGATGGGGTTGGAATAGTCTCCGTGTTGAGTAATAAAATCCGTCAATTAAATCATCGTGTTTGCCTCTTGGATATGCGAACAGTTCATTCTCGAATTCATCCATACCTCTTTTTAGGAAAACTCTCTTTTGTGCAAATAAAGGCTGTAAAACCTCTAATCTCGCACTTTTTTCTGTGCGTGGATTGAATTTAGTTTCTAAACCCGCTAAGGAAAGTTTTTCTTCTCGAAGTCTCTCTTTCACATACTGTCGTAACATTTCCTGATAACCTACGGTTTCAATATGCCCACGCTTAGGCACTTCTTCTTTAATACTTCTTATAATTTCATCTGCGTGCTGCATTGGATTCACTCGTTCCCTGAAATAAGGCAAACAATAAAGTTTCTTATCTATATCGTATCCCGTAGTAAATCTTACGGAAAAATCTGCTGTCTGTTTTGTTGAAGATGCGGGGTCATTGCCTTGGAATGTGTTTATTGGTACAATATAAGGCTCTACGTCCTTGCCGTCTAACCAATTTATCTTTAGAAATGCCTCCCCGTGTCTTACTATGAAATCACCATCCCAATATCTCATATATTCAGGTTTAAAGAGTTGGTCTTCGTCACCGACTATTTCACACTCATACTCGGAATAATATTTAGAAATCTTTCCAAATGACTTTAGTTCCGCTTTTTTATCATCAAGCCACTGTTCAGAATACATTTCCGGCCACAATATAGTGCCGTCTTCCTGATGGTTTTTGAAATGTAAAGTAACCCAGCCTGGTGTGTTTCTTATTCTTTCTATGATACATCCGGCTCTTATCGGTGTACCAATAACCCTGACCCTACCTTTTATCATATCCAAACCAGCGATATTACCCAAGAACTTATCAAAATCCTTGTCCATCTGTTCCATTGTGATACAGTTTGTCTCATCTTGGGGATCATCTAAGTAATAAAGCGTAATACGGGTGTAATCTTCTAATATTCCTCTCGCTTGCTGTCCTGTGCCTATCGAGAGTATAACCCAATAGCCGTAAGGTGTTTTTACCCTTATTTCGTCTTCCCTCCACGTATCAGCCACTTCTGCACCAAGATACCCGTATAATTCGTGGAATGTCTTGTTGTATTCAAGTGTATTTTTTATCGAAGTAAGTCTTCTCACAGCCTCTCTACGGGTTTTTGACTGTATAACGACAACTTTGTCGCCTTCGTCATATAAACAATGTCTTAAAACCTCGCCCTTGCATAAGGTAGTCTTCGCCGTGCCTCTTGGGGCTTCTGCTGAACCCTGTCTTATATCAAGATTAGAAAGCATTGGAGTGAGTTCGTAATGGAATTTGGGTGTAGGCTTATTATAAACCTCTGGGGAGATAGTTTTCCCTAAAAGAATAATATCCTTACCACACTCATCCCGTATTTGCTGAATATCTATCATTTAAGCTCTATTTGCTGTCCTACACTGAAATCACTGTAA